GGCGATTAACATCGCCTTTTGCTGCTTCATAGCCTGCTTCTCCTTGCCTTTCGGCACGTAAGAGGCTAACCTAGATTTGCCGTTCATAGATTGAGCCTCAGATTAATGTTAAGCGTCTTGCAGGACGCGTAATGTTAACTGGGCTTTTCTTTATCTGCCTTTTGGTGTTCATGCCTGAGACAGATAGCCTCAAGCACCCGCAGCGATTTTACTTACCCTCCCCTCTAGTTCATTCGATACTACAACTTTATTTTCTTTTCGTTGTCTATATAGTAAATAACATGTAATAAAAGTTAGTCACTAACAATGGAGAGATGCATATGCCCACACTTATCGGAAAAGTGCTTCGTCGATACACAAGTGCTGTAGCAACCCATGTTGACACCCATCTTGAGCAAACGACAAAATATCGTCTTACAGTTGATGCGAACGGTAATGCCACCCTGAACATAGAAAACCCAGAAGTTCAAGCAGACATCATCAAGAAAATGAAACAATTGCGAAAACTACATAACCGTACAGACAAGGAAGTTGCTTAATGGGTCCATTGATTATAACTGTGATTCTCGTGTGTGGTTTTTGGTACACCGAGAATCACTATCAATCGAGAATTCATCACGCAAGAACAAATGGGTGGTCATCCTATTTCTACGTTGCAATGCATGGGTGTCGTTTTGTTGCTCAAGGATTTCTTTTGACGCTCGGGATCTACATGCTTTTCTGGCTACTGAACTCTATCCCACACATAATCAATATTTTCCGAGACAAACCTATAGAATGGCATTTTTTTAATTGGTTACTTGAAACCAAAGTGATGGAATTACCACTTTTTGCTGTCATCACCATCATTTTCGCTTGTTGTATTGCTTACTCTGAAGGGGTGGATGCGCGAAAAGAAATGGAGAATGAAGAAGCGCGCCAAAAGGCTTACAGGGAGATGGCATCAAAAGATTCACTAGAAAACCTATTGATCCAAGCCATTGACACAGAGATGCTGATTTTTGTAACACTAAAATCCAGAAAAGTATATATCGGGTATGTGGCAGCACCACGTGTTGAATTCCACAACAGTGCGCATCTTGAGATCATACCATTCATTAGTGGTTACAGAGATAAGGATTCACTACGCTACATAGAACAACACCGATACTATGATCTCTATCTATCCAAAGAAATCACATTTGAGTCCGAACCATTAAATTTACAACATTTTCGACACGTCATTCCTATCGAACAAATTGAAGCGATCTCGCTCTTTGATGAAAGCACGTACAGCGATTTTGAAAGATTTTCCGAGCCAATGCCTGACACAAAGCAATTACCAGTATAGTATTACCCCCCCCCCTCTAACGATATACTAAAAAGCCGCTACAACTGGACTGCCCCCATAAAGTTGGACAGTTCATGTTAAGCGGCTTTCAGGGCTTGACCCAACAGAAGTTAGATTGTAAGTATCCCGCTTAAACGGACCATCTGGTCTTTGTTCCACGGTGACGTGCTCATACTCATACCTCCTGAAATGTGGGAGATTTGAGTATGGTTGTCCCTTATGAGAGAAATTTGCACGAAGTGGATAAGTTACCGGAGCTGAAGGTCCGCTGTGAGCGAAAAGCGGACCTGAGATTGTGGTATGCTAATTTATGGGGATCTGGTCAATTGTATTAGTTATCTTTTTGCTTTTCTTTATCCCATTTCTTTGCAGTGGTCTGATACCACTCTTCACGTAATCGTTGTTCCTCGGCTCTGTCACTTGAATTATAGTTGTCTGTTTTAATTTTTTTGCTTCCATGGGAAATCGGCCTCCAGTCTTCTCTAATCTTTTTCACCTGCTCGGCTATCTGTGTCATTGGACTCCTTGCACCTAAGTAGCTAACCCCCTCGAAAGAAGCCATATCATAAGAATACTCATTCCGCTCTCTTTCAGTTGAGCCCGGCTGTTTAGACCAACTAATACTAACAGAATAAACTTGATCTTTAATCTGTTCATACTTACAAAGACTGCTGTTGAGCGAATGGCCGTTTTTTAATACGCTAACCTTGCTAAATGGTATACCTTTATTTTTTCTATGTTCAGCATTTACCAGTGGGGGATTAAATCCGATTTCAATATCATAGGCTGGGGCATTTCCGGTATTAGCAATATTGATATCAAAATAAAAAGCAGCCCAAGAATTTGGTTCAAGAGTCACAACGACGTGAGGTTGAACTGATGCGTCAACCATCCTTTTTGTCTCGTCTGCTAATAGCCTTGTTACTCTCCACAAGAAAAATGTAGCAACTGCTGTTAGCAATGCTGCCCAAGCGGAGATAAGTGTGCTTATTGTGTTTATATGCTCTGCGATAAATTCGATCATGAGTTGTCCTTGGGGGCGTACTAATTGTTTTCAAGACTACAATAGCGCCGGGCTTGAAAAATTGCACACTTATGGTTCGATTTACCTCAACAGTTAAGGCTTCAGCTTCCCCCATGCACCTCACCCAGCTCAAGACTGTATGATGTCTGACAAAGAACTTACTGACACTTGAAAACGAGGTAGCGGCTAGGATTTCTCGTAGGGGAAGGATTGAATACGAAGCCTGTATATTGCTCCGCGAACGCTGCTGAGAGCAGTTTAAATGTTGGGCGTTTATGTGGTCTTTCACTCACCAGCATGAGTTCAATGCCTGTGAATTACCGACAACAATATAAAGGGGGTGGCATCATCATATATCCAAGGTAGAGTCAAATCCCTTAACTGGTTTTATGATCAGCGTCAATTGTTTAATTATTGAACGTTTACGAAGCGGCACGGGAGTCATATAATTAATGGGCAGGTATAAGCCTGTATCACGAGGAATCAGTAAAATGGCTGATGATAAGACCAAAATCGGTACCCCTGACAATGATTTAATAAGTATCAAACAGGATTACGAAAGACGTGATTGGGCTGAAAAGTTTGGAGTTAGCGAGGCCAAACTTGTTCAAGCCGTACAGGCTGTAGGTCATTCGGCTAAGAAAGTACAGGCATGGCTTAAAGACCATTAATATATGAGCGCCTTTCTAGGCGCTTTTTTCTTTGTCCTTTTGGAGATGATTTATGGCTAATAATTTATTTATTACTTATGACCTCATTAAAACGAAAGATTATGCGGCTGTGTATGATGCAATTAAATCTTTAGGAAATTGGGCTTTAACAACTGAATCGAACTGGTATGTTAACTGTAGTTACTCTGCCGAGGATGCAGCCAAAATTGTGAGGGCGGTCATGGATAGTGATGATAAACTTATTGTTGTAGACGCAACCAATAACTTAGTTTATTGGTACAATCTCTCTGATGAAGTTAGTAACCAAATTCAGACTGAGTGGTACAAGTAATTAAAGGGGGATACCCCCCTTTAATTCAGAAACTATCATGATTGAAACATTAAATATACTGGGTTTATTCTATCATCCCTGCTCTCTTGCTATATGTCCTGAAAGCGTTCTTTTAAACCTTCTGCTCAGTATGTCCGGTAATGGCACAAAGCGGACAACCACGCTAGCTCTACCCTATGCCATGAAAATGTCAATTCACATATTAATTAATGCTCTTAAATATCATCACTACAATAAATACCGAACATCTCCCTGATAAAACGACAATATGCGCTTCATAACTTCGCTTTTACGGCACTCACTACAAATTATATTATGACGCCTGTCGTAACGACGTATTTCTCCGTCTAGTAATGACCAAATAAGGTCTGGATCAACCACAACTGGTTTCTTCACCTTTGCCCTCGATAGTTTTTTGCGGGCGTTTTGCCAGTCTTTACGTGCCTGCTCAGACGGGAATAACCCGTAGCCAGAGTTGTATACGTCACCATTCGCAACCAACTCCCTGGCAAGAACACTTATCTGATATCTTGTCGCCCCCGTTTTAGCTTCCAGTTGTCGTAACGTCTCGCGCCCACTCTGGCGTACGAGATCAACGATCTGCCCTTTAATTTTTTCCCGCTCTTCCTGTGTAAATACTTTTGCCATAAGCCCTCCCCAGGAATCACTTTTCCGACACAATACGACTGGAGGAATCGACAATCTGTCGGACAATATCCTGGTGCTTGTTCAGCTCCCGCAGCGCGGCGCAGACTCGCTCCCACTTCTGGACATGACTTTTCGCCCGGCGCAGTTCGCAGTTTGCCATATGCAGCGATGGTAAAATCAGGCCATTGGCTCGCGTTTCAGTGAACGATGGCAACGACTGCACAATGTCCCCCACAGTATCTGTTTTAATTTCTTCCTGTGTTGCCGCTTCCTGTACTGGTAACGCAACACCGGCTGGCTGAGAAAAGGCTTTACCAGGTGTTTTCTCTACCGATACAACTTTCGGCTCTGCTGGTAAATTTTCCCCGGTTTCTTTTACCCGCATCCACTTACACCCCTTCCCCTGTCCCAGCTTAATCACCATGCCATCGCGGCAAAGCTTTTCCATCGCAGAAACCAGCGACCTGACGCAATCAGCACGCCCCACAGCAATTGCAATCTCAGCGGTGGTCATTGCCCCACCATGAGCAAGTGTGGACAGGATGTCGCAGCGATTCAGTGGCTCACGCTCTTTTCTGCTGACCACCGGACGGGATTTTCTTTCCACTTTACACACCGTTACTTTTTTTTCTTTCACGCCCGTTTGTCGTTCTGAAACAGACCAGTAACCATTAACCGACACAACTTCTCCCAGCTCTTCGTACTCCCTCAGCATTTTAATCGCCTCTGCAGGTTCAATGCCCAAACTGGCAGCAAGCTCGGTGCACGTCACCTTTTGCATCGCTTTTAACGTATCAATCAACGTTTCCATCAAAATTTCTCCCGTTAAAATCATTTACCAATCTCAAACCAAACTTATCCCCTGAACCCTGGCGGAATTTCGGTGTCCGGTTCAGAAATATGATTCACACAACGCTGTACAGGCGAACGCCCCAGACGGATAACCAGCTCATCCCATTTATCGCGAAGTTTTGACGGACTCATGATGTTTTTTACCCAGAATGGATCCCGCTGTACCCGACCAAACATTTCGCAGATTTGTCTGTGAGTTCTGCCATCCAGCATCCGCATTATGCGCACGTCATTGGCCCATGCTGTCCAGTTGGGTTCTTTCGGTCGGGTGATCTCGCCATCATCGCTGGCGGCCTGTTCGTAAAGACTCACGATTCGCCCCCAGATCCACTGTGCGCATGCCAAATCCTCCTGATTTCCCCACTGATGTTTTTTTGCACTAAACACAATCGCATCAGGATGTCGGGTTAAAAAGTCCTGTTCAGCCGTCTGCGGGTCCGGTTGCGAAGCTTCCGGACGAAAAGATCTTTTATCTGACGGATCAGGTTTTAATACTGACGGATCGGGGCCAACCATCGCCCCCCTAACCGGCTGTTTTTTACAAACGGTTGATCCATCAAAATTTGACGGGTCAATCGTTGAGGGGGCAATATTTGACTGGTCAACTGTTAACGGGTCATTTTTTGCCGGGCTAATTTTTCTTTTCGGTTTATATGCCTCACGCGCCGCCTCAGCTGCTGCTTCGAGTTTTTCCACATTAAGGCGGTAGATATTGCTTTCATTACGCCCACCGACCTTACGCTCCTCCTTCGTCAGCCAGCCGTTCTTTTCCAGTTCCGCTATCGCCGCTTTAACCGTTGATTCACTCTTTGCCCCAATCTGACGACGAATGGTCTCCACTGCAGGCCATGACACACCTTCGTCATTGCTGTAGTCTGCAAGGCGAGCCATTACTGCCACCCTGGATAAGATCATGCCGGTGAAGGCGCACCCTTCCCAGACAAGACCATGAAGCTTGCTGCTCATAAAAAACCCCGAACACCGTGCTTTTAGTGCATCACCACAGCATTTCCTGCCGGGCCACCACGATTCATCTGATTGAAACCGGCGATTGCCACTGCGACAAAATCATCAGCGTCTCTCACCAGTCGTTCCCGCGTCTCCACCAACTCCCGAAAATAGACTGAACTGTGGCTGCGCATCCGGGCCACCAGCAGAGGTGGCATTGCTTTTTCGATCGCTGGTAACAACGCCTGAATTTTTTCAACCGCATCAGTAGTGTCTTTCTCCACCCAGCGGAAAATTTTCTGGGTATTACGAGCCAGGGCTTCCGGATGGCTGTCGTCGTACAGTTCCGGGAACGTCATTCCCAGTTCGAAATAAGCCTGGGTTATTCCAGCTGCTGGAACTTTTTCGCCATCAGGACGCGCCCAGGTATTCATCGCCATGCGGATGTGTTCATGCTTGATTTTCATGAATCCCCCCTTGGTTAGAAGGCGGATTATGATCAGAACCGGGAATGACAACCGTCGGTATGTGTAACTCATATTTGAGCGCCCCGGCAGTGACTGCCTGAATTAGCAACGCCCATTTCCACGGAACCTCTTCCCCCCACATACTGACTGTGGTTTTTGACGTTCCTAGAGCTGCGGCTGTTTTAACAACTCCGCCAAAATAGCCTAATACTTCTGTTTTTTTCATGAGTCGCTCCATAAAACTGAACGTCAAAAGTTTAATAATCAAAACCAAAGAAAGTCAAGAAACAAAACCATCTGTGTTTTAAAATCAAAACATGAGCAAGCAAACTATATCTGAACGCATAACCCAACGTATGCATGCGCTAAACCTGAAAGGCAAAGACCTTGTCAATGGCACTGGCGCATCAAAAGGCTCCGTAAGTCAATGGATGAACGGTGGAGGAGCGCCGTCCTCGCGTTACATAAGTTCACTGGCAAAAATATTGAAAGTAAACGAAAATTGGCTTCTTAATGGAGGAGAGTTAAATACAGGTGATTCGCTTGATCTATCTTTACCGCCGATAAAAACGGTTCCGCTACTATCACTTCAGCAGGCAGCAAGCTGGAGTGATTATATGAAAAATTCCTCAATAACCTCTTGTGTGCAGCTTGTCGGAGAAATCCCGGCCAATACCTTTGCAGTTGTTCTAGAGAGTGACAGTATGTCAACATCTGGTGGGGGAGTTTCCATCCCAAATGGTTCAACAGTTTTTGTTGATCCCGATCGAACCGTACAACCAGGAAATATTGTCCTTGCCTTACCCAAAGGGACCACAACACCTGTCATTCGTAAACTGGAGATAGAAGGGCCGGATATTCTTTTAGTCCCCACGAATCCTCGCTACCCTTCAATTATGCTGGATGAACTATCTTGCATATTGGGCGTATGCTTTAAAATTCAACAAGATATTTAACCAACCTCATCTATTTGATTAACTGTATGCCATCGTGGTGATGGCTTAACAGCTGCCTGCTTAAAATGTTTTGATAAAAAAACATTGACCTAAAAAGTTCGTTTTTCTAAACTTTATTCATTCCCTCACCCCATCCTACAGAATGCAGGGCAATACTTCGAGTTACCAGGCAGTGGTCAGGGGTTAAGTAGCCAGCCCGAGGCGTAAGAACATGACGGCAGGGTTCAACTTTAACTATGCAGCAGGTTTTTGTTCCGCTACCCCTGCGTTAAGGGGAAATGAGGTCAACATGGATACTATCGATCTTGGCAACAACGAATCTCTGGTATACGGCGTGTTTCCCAACCATGACGGAACGTTCACCGCGATGACGTATACCAAAAGCAAAACGTTTAAAACCGAAACTGGCGCACGTCGCTGGCTGGAAAGAAATTCAGGTGAGTGATATGGATTTCGACGCAATCATGAAAAAGGCTTACGAAGAATACTTCGAAGGCCTTGCCGAAGGCGAAGAAGCTCTCAGCTTCGGTGAGTTTAAACAGGCGCTTTCCAGTTCGACAAAATCTATCTACTAACGGGGTTAAAGATGGAATTTAAAGATTTACCTCCAGACACTCAGAAAATCGCCGCAGAAACACTGAAATCTCTCATTTTGAACGGGGAGACAGAAAAGGTAGAGCCAGCTAAAAAACTGGCTCAAGAAATCAGAGAAGCCTTTATTGCTCTTTATCAGTCTTCTCCATAGCGGCTTGTTTTTCTTCTTTTAATATATTGCGAATTGTAATAACTGAATTAGCCGCCTCTGAAGGGGATGACATTTTGCCAGCCCGAATTAACTCAACTGTTAAGTTCAAAGCTGCAACAGATGGATAGGTAAATGGGTTAATTAACTTGTCTGACATTTTATCCTCCATTGAGGTTCTGGGTTAAAAATGGAGACCAACACGCTGCCACATGTGGTCGTGCGCCTGACACGGATAAGAATCCGGCACTGACAGTTTACTGAAAGGATATATCCCTGAAAAATCAGGGCATAACGCGAAAGCGCACGGCGAAGTTCGTCTCACTGTACGGTGTCGTTAAATTTAATTCGACCGTGCGCTTCCGGTTGTGGCACTCCGCGAAATGGCGCGGCGGTACGTATGGCGGGGTTATTCCTTCCCCCTGTTGAGGACACCGGGTTGTCAGGTTGACCATACGCCTGAGTGACACCCCCGCTGCAACAACCCATGTTGATTACCTTTTGGCGGCATCAGTTTCATTGCTGGCTGATGTCCGTCCTTTTTAAAGTGAATTTTGTGATGCGGTGAATGCGGCTCAGCGCACGCGGAACAGTTAAAAAGGCCAGTTGACTTCCGTATTGGTTCTTATGGGTGGGTTCTCTG